GGTAAACGGTGGAAGTCACCATTAAAGCCTGGTTCCCAATCAGTGCTATCAACTGTTGGTATATCAACCGCACTGTCTGGCTGGTATTCAATTTCTAAACCTTCAGTAGCTGAATAATCTGGTGTCGGAATAAGAATAAGTGAAGAACCTACCTTATCACAAAATTGTGGTTCGCCAGTCGCATTAAGCAAATCATCAGAAATACGCTTACGATCACGTGCTGTAATAGTTTTCTTTACGCCATCCTTGCCAACAATACGGCAACGCAAAATCTTCACGTGCTTAGTGGCTAGTGTGTAATTATCTTGGCCAGCCACAATATTTTTTACTGCAATTGGAATAGTTGTAGCGTTACTACTAACATGCTTCCACGTTCTATCAGCCCGCATTATCTTTGATGAAGTTCTGGCAAGGCCAAAAACGTAATTACGGACTTTATCAGCTAGTGGGTATGTGACATCATCAGTAGAACACCACCAGTTGATGTCCGATACTGCATCTTGTTCTGCTGGATCGCCATTAAATACCATATGACAAAATTATAGCACATAGAAAAACACACACGGTCAAACCTGTGTGTGTTTTCCAACTACTAGCTAACTACTATTTAAGCAGCGTTTAGTACAAAGAATCGAATCTTTAGAGTACCATTTAAGGCTTCGGCTGAAGCGTGCTTGTTGATCACCTCGATTGTACAAGTGCCAGCACCAGGCTTAACTTGCCCAATCATTGGTGTACCTTGCGTATTTGTGCCGTCTTCAACAGTTGCAAACACAAGTGAATTCGCATCAATCTTGTCATTTGTCAATGTAAGGGCGTAAATCGCATTTTGTACTGTAGTCAATGATTCGGTAGTGATGATACCAGCTACTTCATTGACAGTAACTGCTGCTGCTGCTGCTGTACCAGCACCAGTAGTTTCAACTTCAAGCTTACGAAATGTAAGACGTTCAAGAACTTTGACTGCTCGATTAAAGATTTTCATATGTTATTTATAGTAACTTACTGACAAAACTGCATCTGTACCACCTTGTCGAATCGCTTTGAACGCTAACATTGAATAGCGTGATTCAAGCTCGAATCGCAAGTTAGCTTGGCACAAAACGCCTACTGTTGATGATGGATCTGTACCATCATCACGATATCTCAACGGCTGTGCTTCAACCGTTACAATCGCTCGACTAGCGCCTTTTGGAACTGTCAAACCAACAGCAGTTGAACTGACTGTGATTTGTTCGTAGCCACAAGGCTTTACATATGTCTTTGGTGGCATAGTGTCTTATTGCTAAGAGGGCTTTTAAACCGCTTACCGTTTTAATTTTAAGCGGGGTAGAGGATTCAATTCTGTGGCGAGCGCCACGATACGACCAATTGAATCCTTTACCCCACTTAAAAGCGGGGTGTTGAAATCTATTACGGATTCCAACCAATAACATCCTGTGGAACACGGAATGAAGCAAGCGCACCATCCTGGAACATCCTGGCACCAACGCCAATGATACCCTTTGGAAGCTTTGCAAAGCCCTTTTCCTTTGAACCAATTTCAAGATCCATGAACTGCATTACAAGGTCAATCGCACCTCGCATCATGAAGATTGAATCTTGACGTTGCTGTGTAACAACGTTACCACCAGCAGTCATGTTTTCCTTCACGACAATATCACCGAAGCCTGAAAGTACAACGTTAGTTGAATTTTCAGCAGCAGTAATCTTTCGCTTGTTGCGGATCATGAACGCACTTACTGGATCGAATTCTACGTAAGTAGAACCAGCACCAGCTGAACCATTGATGAGGGCAATGAAGTTAGCACGTGAAGCTGCTGCATCTGCACCTCGAAGAACTGAACCAGGATCTGCACCTGTGAGTGAAGCTACGAACTCGATCTTTCGACCAAGGATAGTCCAATCATCACCAGCAGTTGGCTGTGTAGCCATTGCAAGTGTTGCGGTCCAAGGAAGGTTGTTGTTCTGAACAATTGTCCAGCCCTTCCATGGTCCAACGATACCACGTGTATCAACTGAATCACCAAGTGGTGTTTCTCGCTGTGAACGTGCCTTGCGAAGCATAGACACGGTTCGTGGTCCAAGGACCGCTACACGGTTTTCGCTATTCACTGGTACGTCAAACGCACCAAGTGTTCCATCCGCTTCCTCAAAGACATCGTAGATGTTGGTGGTATCAAGGGCAAGGTATGTACCGCCATTGAATACGTGAGCCGCATCTGAAATCTTAGAAAGGAAGATTTGCTCGGTTCGATTGATCAAACCTTGTCGAATCGCCTTTGAACTATGGCCTAGAAGGTCATACGGGGTCTGATTCTGTTCGGTAATATCAATCACTTCAGCAGCTGAAGGGAAGGTATCAACTTCCAACGTCTGCTTTTCTGCCTTCTTCTGGTCAAACGTAATATCGTTATGTGGAACGTAGTCACGAATTGACGGATTTGAAAGGACTGGCTTGTGAGCCTTGCGACCATTTGTACTGATCACGCTTTCTAGTGACTGGTTAGCCAAGTAGAGTGCTGATGTTTCAGTGTAGTAGTCAGCTTGAAGGTCCCCCCAAAATTCTGCTTTTAGATCATCCATACGAACTAAAATTAATTAGGGTTTGGATGGCTAGCAAATACTTACTTGCGTGCTTCGTGATATGCCTTCTTAGCTTCCTTCCATGCGTTACGCCCTTCTTCAGTAGAGAGATCGTAATCGGCTGGATCAAGTGGCTTAGAAGTATCTACAACAACACCGCTTTTAGTACGTGGTTTACCACCCTTGGCGGCATCATTTACCGATTTTTGCCTTGCTTCATCGTCAATCAATGACTTGATGTACGGATCTTGCTCGGCTTGACGAACAGTGATGTTCTGAAGTTGTGCGACACGTTTTATCTGGTCTTTTACCTTATCGGAGTGTGGCATTAGATCCAAATCACGTTTTTCGTACTCATCAACCGCTGCCTTTCTCGCTTGTTCTGCGATCTCATCAGGTGTGAGATTTTTAGCTGGAGTTTTAACTGCTGGCTTTTTACCACCATTCAGCTGATCACGATACTTGATTTTTTGGCCAATCGCTTTTGCAAGCTTTCCACGTGAATCAAGTTCACGCTGTACCAATTTATCTACAAGTTCACGATTATCATCTTCGGAGATGCCTAATTCCGTGACGATTTTCGTGCGGATTTCTTCTTCAGCTGCATCTTCAAGCGCTTCTGCTTCTGCGTTAAGCTCATCCTGTGTAGGGATGATTTCGTTTTCATCTACCATAGGTATATTTTTTTGTTAGTGGAACATTGTTCCATCCTTTCAAAGATTTCAGTGCTTGTGGCACTGGCCTTAGTTAGTCAATTGGGCTAACCAAGGCCAGTGGCACAAGACCACCAGAATCTAAAGAACCCGATAACCTCGCTTTGGATGCTTGCCAACAAAATTAGCGGCAAGTGTTGCGTAGTCTTCACCGTGTGCAACTAGAGAAAATTTGCGTACAACACTGTTGCTGGCGTTTACTACTACCGCAACATCCCTTTCAACTTCTTCTTCAACTGTGTCACTGTAAGCAGCAGCCTTGCCACCAATTCGTTCAGCATGTGCTTTAGCGATTTTAACAAAATCAGCACCGTGAGTAGTTGAATTATAGACTTTTACCAATCGGCTACCCTGATATACAGCAAACTTTGTTACATCAGCTTCAGCTGATTTGGTTTCAACAGTCGCATCAACCTTTTCATCAGTCTTAGCTGGTTTATCTTCTTCAGATTCATCAGCTTCATCAGAATCTAATTCGCTTTCTTCTTCAGAAAGTTCGCTATCTTCAGTTTTAGTTTCTTCTTCAGCTACATCAGTTGCTGTTTCTTCTTCAGCTACGGTTTCATCAACCTTCACTTCTTCAGCTTTTGCTTGCTTTGTGTTTTTTGTTGTGTTTTTTTGGCGGCCCATACGCAAATAAAATTATTTATTATTACTAAAAAATTATAACACACCTGTTTTACCCGCAACTTCCTTCTTCTTGTCAGTTGTTGATTCTTCAGGTACGTAAAAAGGTTCAAGAATCTTCTTCAGCTTGTCTTTTGCTAACACCCTAGCCCGCCCTTCGATAGCAGCTTTTTCTTTGTCAGAAAAGTTAATACCATCAAGCGTATCAAGCGTATCAACTACGGCATGAATATGACGTTCCAATTCAGCAAAATCTGAATCTGACTTTAAACGTTTAACGATTCCATCGGTGAGCATATTTGTTGTAAGACATCTTTAATCATTTCAATCTTCTGTGTTTGGCCTTTCACATCTTCGACCAAGATGGTACGGCGTAACGCTTTAATCTTAGCTTGCGCTATTGGATCTAAGTTGGTCTTAGATTCCCTTTCAATCATCTTCACTAAATCATGAAGAATCACTTGGTTGCGACCAAAATCTTTGACTAATTCATTAATCAAGTCCGTATCGCTTGGCTGTATGCTCGGCATGGCGTTTTTCTTTAACTTGTAATTCACGTTTTTCCTGTTCTTCAGGATCACGCATACGTCTGTACATATCACCAAGTTCTTCTTTAATCTGATCTTTGGTAGATTCTGCCATATTACGTAGTCGCTGGTTCCTGTTCAGAACGTGGAACGCTTAGTGATGATTGCCTTTGGCTTTCTAGTGGCTTTTCGCTGCTCTTTGTATTCTGTAAAGCTTCAAAAGAAACAGCTGGTGGCACTGGAATACCTTTGGCTGCATAAATCATATCAAGCAAGTAAGCACGGCGTATTGGATCTTGCTCGTATGCAATAAGTTCAGAAATAGTTTGTATTTCTTCAACAAGATAATTTTCACCAGTGATAGTGACACGTAAGCGTGGCGTAACGTTTTTCCAAATCTCTTTTACGTTCGCAATAAGCGGGTCAGTTTGTTGAAATTCTTCAAGCTTAGTTTGCTTAATAAGCAACGCCATATCTTGTGTATGTGGACCAATCTGAACCAGATTTTTTGTGTACCACGCTTCAACTGCCATCATACGGAAGCGATCAATAAACATTGGATCACCAGTGACACGAATGATGTCTTTAGTAGACATTGACTTAATCATTGGTGGCATCACAAATTCACTGAATACTCGCTTGTAGGCAAGTGTAAATTTCTGGCGTAGAAATACATATAGCTTATTAGCATTAGCATCCATTGTGGCCACGGTACGAAACGCTGTTTGTGCTGGCATATTCTTGCCTTGCACGATTTCAAGTGAATTTGATAGCTCGTACCATTGCTGCAAGATAGCATTACGATCATTTACTAGCTGGTCAAAACCTTGCAAACGCACTTCAATTTGGCGAATATCTTTTGACTTAATCAGGCTACCATTTTTAAGCTGGGTACGAACGTTCTGAATAGTTTGAATATCTGAATGACTGAAAAGCACCTTTGAAGCCCAATCAAGGCCACGTGCAATCTGATTTGAAATATCGTTATATCGAACCTGATAGTCAAAGCCAAGTTCGTATAACCCTTCACGCCACCACTTGCCTTTGTATGGTCCACGGTGTGCTTCAATAAAGTAATCTGACATCTTGCCATCCATCTTTTCAGCAAACAAAACATAGCGGTTACTTGATTTGCCTTTCTTCAAACCAGCAACAATGATACGTGCCAACACATACTTGTTTGAATCGCCACCTTTCTTACCTTGTGCTTCAAACAGTTCACGTTCACTAATTTCACCAGTACGGCGGTACAGCTCGTATAATTTTTTGGTACGAATTTCACCAATACCAACTTCAGTTCGTGAGAATGTAGTGTTGCCACAATTAGCAATAACATCATCCACGTTCTTGTAGGTGCCAGCCATTGAACGTAGATCTGATTGTGTCATGTAAAAACGTTCAATCACATCAGTATCGTCAATCGTTCGTGCGGTCTGATTCGTGATGAACGTGTTGGTCATGTCACACATTTCATACCCGTCACCAGTTTTGCGGAATAAGATATTTCCATCACTAGAAAAATCTTCAACGGCTGCATTTAATTCATCAGCAGTACCGTTTTCCCACATGAATTCATCAATACCAAGATTGATCACATACACCGCTGAAAAATCTTGTATTGGTGCGGTTGAAAACACCAAGATGTGCTTAGTGTCAAAATCAAGATTCTTGACTTCACTATTTACGGCTGGGTGAATGATGTCATACCAGTATTCATAGTCACCATCCGCTGTAATTTTGCCAGTCGGATAATGCTTGGCTTTAAACATCGCAATACGCTTCTTCAGCTTGTATTCAGAATACGGAATATTTTCATTGATGTGAGTTACACCAAAAATGTATTCATGAATTTCGCTGGTGATGGTATCAAGCACTTTCATATCCAAAAGTATAACATGCTCATTTACAGCCCGTAACGCTGTTGTGTGGTTTGTACTAGTTGGTGTTCATTGTGAACGTGAACAGCACGTTGTTTATCTGCTTCTTCAGGATCAATGTTTTCCACAACTGACACTAAACAATAACCAGCAGCATCCATTGGATCACTACCAGGGTGTGCGGGTGTTCCAAGCGGATTGCCATCTTTATCTTCCTTCCAAGCGTAAATCTCGTAACCATCCCACAAGTTTTTACTACGGCGAGTAACCGAAATACGCAAACCACTAACAGTCTTAATACGAAATTCAACACTACCCTTGCCTTTCTCGACACCAATAATATTTACCCCTTCATCAGCAATGGCTTGAATAGATTTTGGTTCAGCACTATCAGCAATAGTCAAAGCCCGCTGGCCATTTAATTCATCTTGCTTAATTGTGTGGGCTACCGTTTCGTTTTTAATATAGTTGCCATGCAAAAGCTGGTCCAAAATATAGCCACCATTGTAGTAGTACACATTACACAAGTGTAGTGGATCAGGGAACCATCCAAAGTCCAAACCACGACCAACCAACCGTGCTTCATGCGGTATATCGTCAATCAACTTCCAACCAGAATAGATGCGACCACGAATTTCATTTGGACATAGCCCTTCAATTTTGTGCCAGTAGTAGTGTGGTTTGGTATTTTTATAATCTAAATATCGCTTTACGGTATGTGCATCAAGATTTTTAATGTTGGACCGAAAATTGTAATACAAAAATTCTGTATCAACGGCACATTCAGGCTTTAGCACTGGTGTGTTGAAACCGTCAATCAGCATACCGTCAATATCGTAAGCTGGAATCAAGTCAAACCAACGCTGAATAATCCAGTGGTTTCGTGGTGGTGTGTTCAAACACAACACTACTGTAATATCGCCTTTCACAGTACGCAGCGAATCGTCTAGCTGCATAAATTGTGCTTCACCAATTTCTTCAGCTTCTTCAATAATGATCGTGTTGTAACTAGCAAGTGACTTCAACTTAGCAGAACGTTTGCCTGATGATGTAAAGCCAAGTGCGTTAATCGTATTCTGGCCAAACCGCATACGCATGGCGTTGTTAGCAATACCAATATGATCTTCAACTTCTTGGTCCGCTACACGGTCCATGATTTCTTGCCAGATCGAATCACGAATATCTTCATGAACCAAACGCATAATGGCACAACGAAAATAATCAGGCGAAATTAAACGAGCAAGTGCATATTGGCTAGCCACATACGAACGGCCAGCACCACGGCCACCCATCACAATAACGTAACGAACACCGTTACGTTTTATAAACAGCGGTTGCCAACACTCGTTAACTACTTGATTTACTATCTTTGACATCCTGTTTTGCAAATGTAATTACGTTGCCTGAAATTGGCATGGTGTTGCCGTCTTTATCTTCAGTGGTTACAGTTTGACGATCACCATATTTCTTTGGCATAACCTTTGATAGATACCACTTACGAGCATCAATG